AGTGTCTATTCGCAACTGTTCTATATCATACTTATTATGATAATGTCTACTGGTTATCCATCCTGAGAATAAAACTATTGCTGCAATGAACGGAATTTCTATCATATTGCCTCCTTTATGGTATTAGTACTGTGTGTACTGTTTGGTCACAATTAATACATATCTCTTCTTCAAGTTCGATAATATCCCATCCATCTTCCTGTATGATTGTTTTAAATGTGGTTTTTTCGTGTGGGCATTGGACTATCCAACAATGTACTCTTTTGCCGTATGAACCCATCTTCTTTTCTTCTGTTTTAAACAATTCTCCTTCTTTAGTTAAATCAGAGATTGCTCTTCGTATAGAAGTTATGGGCCAAAGTTGGGCGTCTGGTTCCTCACTGTTGTCCTTTATAAAACTGTGAATATCATCTGGACTTAGCGGTGTTGTTGGATACGTAAGAAAAACTGCTAGCACTTCCGTTTTTTGTTTTGAGCTTTTCCTTCTGCTCGCCTGGAGTTCTTCTCCAGTCTCGTTGTTTGTGTTGTAGTACGCCATTTTTAGCCTTTCTCTGTAAATATTATTTTACAGGTATCAAGTTGTAAGACTACGTGTTTCCCCCTTTCATATGTTAATGGGGTTCCATCGCCTTTTCTTATAACTTTGTCTGGGTACTTGTCACATATTTCTTTTATTGTGACTTTTGTTAATCGCTGTTCTGACATTTTCTCCTCGGTTAATTGATTGTTAGGCTAAATGAGTACGGTCAAACCTCACTTATTTAATTCTTTAGCACCGTTTGAAACCTAACAATTCATTATTGATAATAGCATAGCTCTGCTTTATCCCATATACTAAGCGTCCCAGGATTCACTTGAGTTATTAAATAATCTCTGTGTATCGCTTTTTTGGGATTGGCTCTTGCGCCAAACCTAGTACGAGTCTTTGGGATAAATAGATATTCGCTATCTGAATTTAATGGATTACTACGTACCAGTGCAATTCCTATTTTATCACCATCTTTAAAAATAGAATATCTTGGTACTTGATGTTTAGACTTATAATGTTTCAGAATCTCTTCATCACCATTATCTATCCCTTTTAAAACATCAAAGTAGAAATTATTATTCGCTAGAAACCATTTGGTTCTACTTGTAATAAATTCTACTTCGTACCCTTTGCCTCTGACTTCTATGTCAGCAGCTTTGTTAATGCCTGGAACTATCGTTATTACTTGAGTCATGTTCTACCTCCTGATTAAAGTAAAAATCATTTACTATGTATCTCTCTATTCTAATAAACCTTGTAAGTCTTCTCATAGAGCGAATCCATATTTTATCACGCTTTGCCTGGTCGTCATCATCTCTTTCCATCCTTTGTTCTTGCTTATGAGAATGATGAACTTGAGTCCTATTTCTTAACTTCATTTTTTTACCTTTGGTTAGTTGGAAATCATAGTGGGCACCCATCAAGATTTAAACTGTGCAGTTGTCAGCACTTACCTTGAAAGTCAGGTTCTTTTGGCTTGTTGGGCTTATCGCCTCACGGAAAATCATAATATTCTTCATTACAAAGATAATCTCATAGAAATTACTCTACATTGATTAACCAAACATCAGAATCTCTCGATTCCTTATGCTTTAGTATACTATCTGTATGAATGAATGAGAAGAACTTTTCCCATCATACTGACATCCGCCAAAACACATTTTTTGTATGTGTCTGACCGTGTAATCATAGTGTCTTTAAACTCGTATTATCACAATATTTAGCAATAATAGTCAGATGCTACAGTTAGTTCACATCTGTATGATTACCCTATGATGCACGCGCTTTGGGCAGTATGCATATTTCATAGGATTGGATTGAAAGAATTATATCCGCTGATCAACGCTTCAACAATTCTAACCCACTAATAGTTTTATTTGATTAAGCTGTTACGATAACTCGTCAGCAGTGGTCATTTGGGGAACTCCTATTGTAATTATGGGCAGATCTAACCCATTAACAGGATATTTTGATAGGGGTTGCTCCTATTCTTATTTCACTTATGCACTTAATCATGTTTAATTTTTAGTAAATATTTGCTTACCTTCTACAATATTATGCATTGGTACATCATTGCTCTGTTTAAAAGCATTTGCAAGTATTTCTAAATGCCATTCAAGTTCATCTCTTTTTAATCTTGAACGGTGTAATTGCCACGTTTGAAATATAATGTAAGCTGTGGCACATGCTGAATATATCATGATTGCTAACATTGCTAATTGAAAATTAGTCATTTGTTTAAACCCTCTAGTTTATAATTAAATAATCTATATGTTATCTCCATGGGCGTCAGTATCTCTCACCTAAGAAATCTCACTCTAACCTTACTTGTAACATATAGATTACTTAATTATTATTAATTAGACATTAGTTGACCTATTTCATCATCACAGTATGGACATCCATCGTGCCAGAAATGCTCATCATAGTTGCCTTCGCAAGCTATCTTAGCCACTAATCGTTTAATAACCCCTCCATACTTATTTGAGGGCATTAAACAATATATCTTATACAAAATATTCTCAAATATATGCATAATAATACTCCTTATGATTAATGTTATACGTGTACTAACGCATACTATACAATATACGCAGTCCTGTCTATACCTATTGAAAAGAAAGAAGACATTATACGGCTATCACCTTGTATAATATCTTCTTTCAAATGGGGCCATAGAGTTGACTATGCGAATAGTCCCTTATGGTCGGATACTTTAACTATAGTCCTGGGGACTATTGGTTTGTAGTAGCCGATGCGCACATCATCCATATCAGCATCCTTAGACTCTATGAGCTGAGGGGCTTTTGTGAGGATGTAATCAACACCATCGGTAACCTGTAGGTTCATACCATTAGACTTGTAATCCTTGACTAAGGACTTAAGGCCTGTGGCCTTGAGAGTCTTCGGGAAACTACGGGTAACCTGGGTAGACCTGACCTTGAGGTTGGTGGTATACAATCGTTTACCATCATCATCAGACTTGGGATAGAATACTTTCTGTCCGTCAGGTAGTACCTTGGTGGTACCGTCGGGTGTATTAGAAACAGTGAACTCTGTGATATGTTTATCATTATCCATATGCTTATTGTCCTTTCATTTATGAAATGTGATAAGAATGTGGGAAATGGTGTACTAGTACACCCAACATCTCCCAGAGATGCGTAGGGGGCAACTAACTCGCGTGAGCGAACGAGAAAGTCAACGGCAGAGGCACCCCACGCCGTGAATTTCGAAGGGCGGTAGCGACCTGTATATCACGTAATCCCAATCTAAAACATTTTTTTGAAAAACGACACCTTTGGATTCTATACCTTGATCTAAAATATTTTTTTATAAAATTTTTCTCATTTTTCTATGTCTCTATAGGAGGGACACTTAACTGAGTCTTGGTGAAGTAAAGCTTTATTATTGCATTGAGTAGTATATTGTATATATATTATAAGTATTTATAATGTCATATACATAGGGATAAGTATTTCGTAAATGAAACTAGCTAAAGTAGATTATAATCCTCGTAAAAGAGGAAAAAAGACTTCTCAGGGACAAAGTACCCTAACAAAATATAGCCATAAAGGCTCTAAGAAGCGATATATCAAGAGATACAGAGGTCAAGGAAAATGAATTGGTGGGATAAATATAATAAAAGAGCAAGAGCGATCAGAAAAGGTAAGGAAAGACCTATTTTGAATGAGTATGGCGAGAAGATTGGGGAAGAGTCCCATAGAATGGCACATGAGTACAAAGATGGTCGATGGGTAGCTTTTCCTACAATATTCCCAGGTAAAAGAAAGAATAGATGGGTGGATATGCAAAATGAACCTTGGGAATTTGCCTATGATAAGGCATTAAAGGAAGGTGAAGTTTTTGAATTTGGGCAAGATGAAGAGGCTGCGTCAAAATTTGCTCATGGAAGTTGGAAACCACAAGGATTACTAGGGATACTAATGGGTAAAGAATAACTTGTCTAGTTTTGACATATATGACTATATTAAGAGCGATGATTCTTTGAATTATCAAAAGATTTATAAAGATATGGAAGAAATAACGGGTTTCATGGCTCAGAAAAGAAGAGAAGACCATTACCATACAGTCGTCGGGCTCTACGAGAGTCGTAAAAAGGGCGAAATCCTGTACAATACAGGCAGTGAAGCTGATTCCAGTGAAGTACCGTTTTAGAGGGGCCCCTCATTTTTTTCCTGTGGGTAAATAGGCTACGAATAATACCGCGAATAAAAGGATAAAAGGGTATGATGGAAGTTTATATGGAATACGGTGCGATTGGCATAATAGTATCATTGTTTGTAATGATGATTATGAATCTAATCAAAAGCCAAAAGACTCAAAATGAAGATTTAGACCAAGTAAGGGTAGATATTGGAAGAATTGAAGGTACAATTGAAAACTGTGAGTCGATTATATTAAAGATGTTAGACCGCTGGAATAAGTCTGATGACATTAGCCAGAGACATCGTGAAGACATTGTGAAAGAATTGAACGATGTTACTGATGATCTGGCATATTTAAAAGGAAGAATAAATGGGAGAAATACATAATGCCTAGATTTAGTACAAGAAGTAAGGGTAGGTTACATACCTGCCATGAAAGTTTAATAAAATTGTTCGATGAAGTTGTAAAAGGCTTTGATTGTACAATTATAGAGGGTTATCGAGGAAAAGAGAAGCAGAATGCTGCTTTTGACAAGGGTAATAGTAAATTACGTTATCCGAAGGGAAAACATAACGGAAAGCCCTCATTAGCTGTAGATGTAGCTCCTTATCCCATTGATTGGAGTGATCGTGATAGATTTCATCTATTTGCTGGGTATGTTTTAGGCATAGCATCCCAAATGGGTTTAAAGATTCGCTGGGGAGGAGACTGGGATATGGATACCCAGACAAAAGACAATAGATTTGATGATTTAGTACATTTTGAGGTGAGGTCATGACAGTAGCAATAGGGTCAGCAAGACAATTAATGAATTTATGGACAGCTTCTCTAGCCAAGAGAGGTGTTCAGAGAGAAATGGTTAAAACGTTAGATAAAGCAGTTAGAGATAGAGCTGTTAATCTTTACAGCAAGGGAGTTAACGATCTAACTCCTAAAGTTCTAATGAAGGAAATAAAGCAAGTCCATGATGTAGAGAGAATACCATATGTTTTACCAAAGGTATCAATTCAGGAAACTGCGGGTCAAAAACTCAAAGAAACTGCAAGACAAGCAAGGAATTTTAAAAAAGGAAGACTCGTTAATCAACAGAGCGAGACACCAAACGAAACACTTAGACGATTAGGTTTCAAACCTAAAAAAGCCCCTAGAACACAAAACTACGATTAAGGAGTATATAATGGCAAAAGCAAAGAAAGCAGCTAAAGAAACTGTTAAAAAAGCCAGCAAGGCTAAAGAAGTTACTCAAGTAGTACGCGGTGCGTACACTAAAAGAGGCAAGTAACTTTTATTTGTGAGATACGAAGTAGTATCTGGAAAAAAATACCCAGTTTATTCACAGGAAGAGGCGGATGAACTGGGTTTGTCGTATAAGCACCCTTTTTATGTTTTAGAAGGTGAGTACGGTATTTCTAGTGACAAGGAGGTTGGTCAGTGTTTAAGGCGCTCTACATTAAAGAATGGAAGACTAAGTGTTAAATACCCTTGGGGGCCTTCTTTTGTTTATGATGAGAAGGATAGTATAAAGTCAGAGGGGCGTATCAACAATTACACAATCAGTGGAAAAAATAATCGAGGAAAATATATAAAAGGTCGTGATGACTTTCAAAAATTAGCATATCTTATGGCACAACCAGGAATGAGCAAAGAGGTTGCCATTAGAACAATATTTGGAATTTTACCATCTACTAAGAAGTATGCGGTAAAGAAAACAATGAGAACGGAGGTTTTTAAGAAAATGACTAAAGATGAGTTAGATAAGATTGTAGAACAATTTCCTATAGGTAAAATTGATACTGCAAGAGCATTAGCTGCTATTTTAGATAAAGTAATGGATTGGGATGGCGACGATATGGGCCCAAAAGGTGATCCCAAGATAGCTATATCTGTATTAGATAAGTTAATGGACATGAACGATATGAAAAGTAAAGGTAAGGTTATTACCACTCAACAAATAGAAGCATCTACTGTTGAGACGACTCTTGCAGATATTCAAGAAAAGAAGAAATTGTTTAAAGCAACTCAAACGGAGGAATCAGATGGGCTGGAACCGACAACAGAAAAAGAAGAAGAAAGTAAACAAGAGGAATCGTAATGGAAGCAATAGTCCAAAAAGGACTAGAAAAAAACACTGACTATGAAAAAGCATATGCTCTCGATAAGGAAAGACAAGAGTTTCAAAGAGATATGGGTTGGTTTGGAAAATATTGCTTTCCTAAAGCACTTGCTAAGGAAACACCGCCTTTTCATAGAGATATATACAAACAATTAAAGAATGACGATACTAAACGTGTTTTAATTGCTGCTCCCAGGGGAACTGCTAAGAGTACAGTGTGTTCTCTAATATTCCCATTATATAAGATAGCTTATAAGAAACCAGAGGAAGATTTATTTATTGTTGTTGTTTCTGAGTCTCAAGCTCAGTCGATTAACTTTTTATCTAGAATAAAGTATCATTTAGACCATAGTGATAATTTTAGACATATATTTGGTGACTTTAGTTCTGCTACAGCTAAAAGATGGACTGGTACTGATATCATACTAAAGAACGGTACCCGTATAGTTGCAGTAGGTACTGGACAGAGGGTTCGTGGTTTTATTGAGGGTGATACTCGACCCAATGTTATCATAGTTGATGACTTTGAATCTGAGTTAAACGCCTTTACTCCAGAAGGAAGAACTAAAAATAGGAAGTGGATGACAGAAGCTGTTATTCCTTCGCTATCGGATGATGGAAGAATAATTATGATTGGTACTGTTATTTCCGAAGATTGTTTCTTATATTGGGCTAAAGATAGTCCAGCTTGGAATACTCTATGGTATAGCATTTGGGATGATGATGAGAAAAGCATCTGGCCTGAAAGATTCCCAAAAAAGAGAATCTTACAGATAAAGAAAGAGTTTGAGAGTGTTGGGAATATAAATGGATTCTATCAGGAATACATGAATATTGCTCAGTCTCCAGACGATGCTCCATTCAAGCCAGACTATATAAATTTACATCATTATGACTTTGAGAGAATAAACAGCCAACCTTGTTTGGTAAGAGAGGTAGGAGATGAAAAGAAAATTATACCAGTCGAGCTCTATACTGGAGTCGATCCTGCATCTAGTCTTAGTGCCCGTGCTGACTATTTTGTTATTGCTACCATTGCTATTGATGCTGATAATAATAAGTACATTGTCGATATTTTTAGGGAAAGACTCGATCCTGCGAAACAACCTCAAAAGATTATTGACATTTATGAGAGATTCCATCCAAAGAGAATGAAGATTGAGACGGTTGCATATCAAGAAGCACTAAGGAGTGCTACTAGAGCATTGATGCTTGAAAAGAATTTATACATACCTGGATTAGAAAAAGGTGTAAAACCAAGGAACCGAAAGAGCGAAAGATTACTATCATTAGTACCAGTCTTTGCAAAAGGGCAGTTTTTCTTTAGGTCGCAAGACCTCACAGCACAACAGGAGTTCTTATCTTATCCAAGAGGTAAGAATGATGATATAATGGATGTC